TTTCTTATTAATTTTATCGTATGCTTCTTTAACCGATCTTTCCCAGGTGCCTTGCATCTGTCTGGTAAAGGATGGGTTCATGTCGTTCATTTCTAAAATATCATCTCTTATATTTTGATTGCGTTTTTCAATATTGATAACTCTAACAAATGAATTTGTCACAGCCGCAGTATAATATGCAAAAGGATTGTTTGACTTTGATTCATCAAACTGTAAGCCAATCTGTGTCAATTGGAGTATTGCTTGACCTTTCATTTCATCATTGTAAGTATATCCTCTTACATTTCCACGTGTTGCGTACCTGTCACATAGTTTCATCCACATACGAGCAAGTTTTTCGGTTGTCTTACCGTGTTCCTTACTAAAATTTCCATTACTCATTCCACCTACCCAGTGTGATTTACCTACAGTCATCAATTTGTCTGTCGATGTAAATTTAAAATGCTGGAATGGTGGAAAATTTAATTTTTCCTTTGTATCCGCTATTGTTTTCGGATTTTTCTTTCTGCCTTTATCTTCTGGTATGTGATCATACGTCATAATCCTAAAAATTAGTTCATCTTTCTTAATTTTCTTATAATCTATGGCACAATCCGCCTGTTTTACTTTTTCGCCTGCTTCTTTACGTCTTTCATAATCTTGTTGTGATAATCTCTTTGCCTTATTCCTTTTGGCTTCTGCAATGGTTCTAACGTTGATTTTGTCTACACTCGGCAATATAATGTCGTATTGTGCATGGTCATCGTCAGTATAACTGCAATAAGAGGTCTTACTCTTGTGTATTTCGCTCAAAAGGTCCTTATTGTTAAGGTAATTGACTCTTTTCATATTTTATTCTCCAAACAAACCTTATTATAATATACTCTGTTAATTTTGTCAATAAATACATATACCAAAAGGGGAAATTTTTTTATGGAACTAGACATCAAAAACACTATCGGCAATAGCAACGTATCCACGAACCAGTCAGGTAGCAATGACCAAACTTTATCCAAAGAAACGGGTAGCAAGGTCTTTTCAACTGCACAAGGCTTTATGAAGAACGTTAGATCCAGGCTTTTGCCAATTAATGGTGAACCAACACAATCATTCAAAGCAGATGCTAGTTTTAAGTCTGCTCCGGGTGAAAAAGATTGGCGTGTCAAATTAAGTATTCCTAATGTACAGAGTTTTCAAAATAGTGATATGTTGGAACCTCTGCGTCAAACAAATGGATTAACTTTTCCATATACTCCAACTATAATCTTATCTCATACAGCGAACTATTCGCCGATATCGCCTGTACATAATAATTATCCTTTCTACGCATACAACAATTCAAGTGTGGATCAGATGACTATCACAGGTGAATTTTTTGTACAAACATCAGCAGAAGGAACCTATTGGGTTTCAATGTTACATTATTTAAGAAGTGTAACTAAAATGTTTTATGGCGAAGGAGAATTTCAAGGTGCACCTCCACCAGTTGTAAGATTAAATGGTTATGGGGATTATGTTTTTAAAAATGTACCAGTTGTGGTTACAATGTTTACTTTAGATATGCCAACTGAGATAGACTATATTGCAGTTGATTTATCAGATATGGGTGCATTGGCAGAAGCAACAAAAGGTGCAACAGATACAGCAAACGTAAAAGGAACAGTTGCCTATGTGCCAGTTCAGTCACAGGTAACGGTAACAGTACAACCTATCTACAGCAGAACTGATGTACAAGGATTTAGTTTAAGTGATTTTGTTAACGGTGAGTATGTAACACAAGAGAAAGGATTTATCTAATGGCACAGGCTTACTATAAAGATACAAGTCCTTGGAAAAATACAAGGTATGGTAACGGATATCTAGACACACTTACTATAAGACCGATTCCTGCTGAAGCAGATGATGTGTTGTACGAAATAGCACCACAGTATAATCATCGACCTGACTTACTTGCATACGACTTATATGGTTCACCTAAATTGTGGTGGGTATTTGCACAAAGAAATATGAACACAATTAAAGATCCAATATACGACTTAGAATCAGGAGTAAAAATATTTCTTCCAAAGGGAGACAAATTAAAAAGATTATTGGGGATCTAAATGCTTCGTAATGTACCAATAGACATTAATATACGGAACACTAAGAATGTCGAAGGCGATATTATTAAAGTAGAAATGCCTTCTGCATACGATGAAGTTCTTGGTTATCCTGAATTTGGAATGTTTGGAGAGTTTGGGGATAGAACGTATCCTGAATTAAAGTCAAACAATATCACTGTTGGTGGATCTAAAAATGCAATAAGCACAGTAGAAAATCAACTTAAAGACAGTTCAATACAAACTGGTAATGCAGAAAAAATGAACGGTGATAACGTTGAGCCAATTAAAAAAGAAGAAGTCGAAAGTAAAGTATTAAAAATTACTCCGGGTTTGGCATTACCACTTAATAATCCATTAAACAGATTTGCGTCTTACAATTATATCTATACTATTGGTGCTTTGACTAATGACGAACTTAACAATCCGGATACAACATACAGAATAAAAGATCCACAAAATGTTTTGTTAAAAACAGGAGGTAGTAGTGGAGTGAAAGGAATGTCACGTACTGCTTATGAGCAAAATGGTATCAAGTTAGAATACTTTATTGATAATTTAGAAATACAAACGTTCATTGCACCTAATCCTAAAAGTAGAAACACACAGGCTACAAGTTTTCAGTTTGAAGTACACGAACCATACTCAATGGGACTATTTTTACAAACGTTACAATTATGTTCATTAAAAGCAGGTCATGACAATTATTTACAAGCCCCTTATGTTTTAATTATAGAATTTAAAGGTTGGGATTCAAACGGAGATCCAGTATATCCTGACAGTAGTTTAGGAATGAGAAAAGTCATGCCTTTTAAATGGACCAATGCAGGTTTCAGTGTAGAAGCATCAGGAAGTGTTTATAATGTCAAAGGCGTACCATGGAATGATGTCGCTTTCAGTGACCAAGTACAGAAGTTGCCAATTGATCTACAAATCACAGGAAACACAATTGAAGAACTTTGTCAAAGTGGAGCAAAAAGTGCCGCAACAGTTTTAAACACACACTTTCTTGAACAGAAAGAAAAGGGCGATGTTGTTGAACCTGATGAATACGTAATTTTATTTCCAACAGAAGGAAGTCGAGCAAGTAATAAAAATGCCGTTGGCTCTGGTTCTCCTGCAACAGAGAATAGTGCGACAGTCTCAGAAATGGATAGACAAGAAGCATGGGAATCAATAAGTGGACAAACTGGAGAGGTACCTGTTAACTTTGACGACTATCTTAGCAAACAATTAGGATACACTGTTTTACGTAGTAAGGTATCCGAAGGAATCAAACAAAGAGGCACTGCAAAAGTAAACATCAATAAGATAGGAAATGGAACTATTGCAAAAGGAAGATTTGAATATGGAGCCGCGGGTGCGGCACCTTTCGGACTTGCAAAATTTACCTACAATGAAGAACAGGGTATTTTTGAAAGAGGCAAGATTAAAATTATTCCTGGTAAGAATATGGAAATAAAATTTCCACAGGGAATGACTATACAAAAAATGCTAGAAGAGTTGGTAATCATGAGTGACTACGGACAAAGCATAGGACACAATGCACCAACTGATGAGAATGGATTTAAGGATTGGTTTAAAATAGAAGCAAGTGTTTATAATATCACTAACAAGGAACAGGAAAAGAAATCAGGTAGACCACCAAGAGTATATGTTTATAAAGTTGTGCCTTACAAGGTACACAGTTCTAAATTTGCTCCACCTAATGCACCTGCAAAGGGTACTGAAAGTTTAGAAAAACAGTGTGTAAAGGAATACAATTACATATACACAGGTGCCAACAAAGATGTACTTGCGTTTGATATAAACATCAATACAGCGTTCTATACCAGTATTGCAAAAAACATGGACAATGCAGGTACCAATAAAGTAGAAACATCAGGGACTGCCGAAGATGTTTCAGATACTAACTTTAAGCAGTCAGATGGCAATACTGGAAATGTTCCTGACGGAATATCCGGTTCATTGCCAGACATTGAAAACAAATCAGATTCCGCGGGTGCTGTACCAGAAACTCCAGAAATGGCGGTGGCTAGACGTTTCCACAATGCTATCATAGATAGTGGGTCAGACCTTGTTACAGCGGACATGGAGATATGGGGAGATCCTTATTACATCGCTGATAGTGGAATGGGTAATTATAATTCAGAACCTTTACCCGGAACCATTAACCTAAATGCAGACGGTTCAATCAGTCATCAAAATGGAGAGGTTGATGTGAACGTAAACTTCAGAACACCTGTGGACTTTAGTCCGGAAGGTATAATGACATTCCCGGAACAGACCATAAAGGTAAATGCTTTTTCAGGAGTGTATCAGGTAGTAAAGGTTGCAAACGTGTTCCAAGGTGGAGTGTTCAAACAACAATTAACAATGGTACGTAGACGTAATCAACTCACAAACGTAAGTGCTAGTGATTCAGACACTAATGCATACCAAGAAGGTAAAAAAGAAAACAAGGTTGGTAACGAAGTCAAGGCAGATAATTCAGTTGACGTTGTAGATCAAAACAGTTTTGAAGGCCAGGAGGATGGAGATTAATGGCACAGGAAAAACGTACAGTTGATGCCGGTGGTTTAAGCAGAAGAGAAGGAGTCTACATTGCAAGGATCGTTTCACATCTAGATCCATTAAGCAAGGGAGACCTTGAGGTTGAAATACTCAAGACCACAACTTCAGGTAATGATGAGGAAGCCGCAGGACAGATCCTACACGTAAGATATCTAAGTCTGTTTGGAGGACAAACCACAGTCAGAGCAAACAGCAAAAATCCAGGATACGCAAATTCACAGATGAGTTACGGTATGTGGTTCGTACCACCAGACGTGGGCACCCGTGTTATGGTTGTGTTTGTGGAAGGTTCAATCAACCAAGGTTATTGGATAGGTTGTGTGCCAGATGACTACATGAACTTTGGAGTACCGTCAGGAAACTATGCGGCCACAACGTTTAACGAATTAAACAACGCAAAAAAATTACCAGTCACGGAATACAACAAACTTACGGAAAAGGGCAGAACCGCAGACCCCACACAGTTTATAAAGCCAGTGAGTCCACAGAGCACGGTGTTAAGTTCACAGGGACTATTGGAAGATGAGATCAGGGGAATAACTTCATCAAGTGCAAGACGTGAAACACCTAGTTCAGTGTTTGGCATAAGCACACCAGGACCATTGGACAAGGCTCCGGGTTCACCTAAAACAGCATACGGTCCTAAGGGAGCAAAGGCACAGATACACTCAATGAGATTGGGCGGATCAAGTTTGGTATTTGATGACGGAGATGACAAGCACCTACGCAAAGGCGATGCTGGTAGCACAAAAAGTGAATACGCAAGTGTTGAAGCAGGAGAAAAGGATGGTAAGGTTGCGTTACCAATGGGCGAAAGCATAAGACTGCGTACACGTACAGGACATCAGATACTGATGCACAACACGGAAGACCTTATATACATAGGCAACGCAAAAGGAACCAGTTGGATAGAATTAAGTTCAAATGGTAAGATAGACATATATGCACGTGACAGTATAAGTGTGCATACTGAAAACGACCTTAACTTTACAGCGGACAGAGACATCAATTTTCAAGCGGGAAGAGAATTTAATTTAAAGACCGCCTCTAATATTAACATTGACACTGCGGCGAGTTTACGAGCCTACGTGGCAGTTGACAACACAATAACTACACTTGGTAATTTAGATATAAACACACTAGGAGCAAACAAGTTTACAGCAGGTACAACTACAGATATATTGAGCACAGACAACCATACTGAAACTGCGAAAGAGATCCATATGAATGGCCCACAAGCCGCAACCGCTACCGCTACAACTCCGTTGTCTACACATAAGTTACCGCAAGCCGCGAGCGGATATACTTCGCGTTATCCGTCTGTCGCTACCGCTATCGCGGACGCTTCGCTTTCCAAACGTCTACCTCAACATGAGCCTTGGACGCATCATGAAAGCATGGATCCAACAGTGTTTGTTGATACTAAAACAGATAGAACTAATACAGAAGAATTACCAGCACAAACAGTTGCCTTAACAGTTGATACGTTCAAGAAAGGACAATAAATAATAATATGAGTACACAGGAAAAAGATGTAATAAAAACAGTCAAAGTGCAAACGGCAAAACGTCAAAAGCCACCTGTTACTAGTCGTGCTTATCGTGGTATAAGCACAGTTGATCCTAATGCTACCGGATTTAATTTGTATGATCTTGCTTTAATTAAGCAGGACATTATTAATATGTTTCATATCAGACAAGGGGAAAAGTTAGAAAATCCAGAATTTGGAACAATAGTATGGGACGCATTGTATGAACCCCTAACAGAAGATTTAAAAGAAGCCATAGCAGAAAACGTCACAGAGATAGTAAACTATGATCCAAGAGTAACAGTAAACAATGTTACAATAGATCAATATGAGAGTGGACTACAAATTAGTGTTTCATTAACTTATTTGCCGTACAACATCTCAGAATCACTGCTTCTGACATTTGATCAGAATGCAGGATTTATATCATAGAATTAAGTGCGTAGATAATGGTTTCAGGTAAATACAAATAGTAAGGAAGCATTATGTCGACAACATATAGACAAAACAGATTATTGTTAGCAGAAGACTGGAAACGTGTTTATCAGTCTTTTAGAAACGCAGATTTTCAGAGTTACGACTTTGATAATTTACGTAGAACAATGATCAATTACCTCAGAACAAACTATCCTGAGGACTTTAATGATTACATTGAATCAAGTGAATATCTTGCTTTGATTGACCTTATCGCTTTCTTGGGTCAAAACATTGCATTTAGAGTTGACTTGAATGCTAGAGAAAATTATTTAGAACTTGCAGAACGTAGAGAATCAGTACTCCGACTAGCAAGATTGCTTTCTTACAATCCAAAACGTAATCAACCAGCAAACGGATTACTTAAATTTGAATCAGTAGCAACTACTGAGGAAATTTTTGATAGCAACAATGTAAATCTTGCAGGACAAACTGTGGTTTGGAACGATCCTGCAAACACCAACTGGGCCGAGCAGTTTAGAAAAGTACTTAATGCCGCTCTACCTCAAAACGGAATCATTGGTAAACCGGTCAAATCAGATACAGTCAATGGTATAACTGTTCAGCAGTATCGATTCAATGCCACAAACGCGGATGTTCCAGTTTATAGTTTTACAAAAACAGTAGACGGCAAAAGTACAATATTTGAAGTAGTAAGTTCAGACATAGGTTCAGGTTCAATTACAGAAGAAGCACCTTTACCTGGAAACAGATTAGCATTTTTATATCGCGAAGATGGAAAAGGAAATGGAAGTTCAAACACTGGATACTTCTGTTCATTCAGACAAGGAATTTTAGATCAAGGTGGTTTTCAAATTACTAATCCTGGATCAAATCAAGTTGTCCAACTAGATGCAACAAATGTAAATGATAGCGATGTATGGTTATACAAACTTGATAACAATGGTGCAGAAAGTCAACTATGGTCAAAGGTTGATGCTGTTGAAGGTAACAATGTAATATACAATAGTGTAAACAAAAGAATTAAAAATATTTACAGTGTTCTAAGTAGAGTTGAAGATAGAGTAAGTTTAATATTTGCAGACGGCACGTTTGGTAATTTACCTCAAGGTAATTTTAGAGTATATTATAGAACATCACAAAACAGAAGTTTTGCAATTCAACCAGATGACTTAATTGGTATTACAGTGTCTATTCCATACATCAGCAGAAATGGTGTAGGCGAAACTTTAACAATTGACATGGAATTAAAATATACTGTTGATAACGCATCAGTAAGTGAAACTAATGAAAGTATAAAAAACAATGCTCCGGCAACATACTATACACAAAATAGAATGATTACTGGAGAAGATTATCAAGTAAGTCCATTATCAGTTTCACAGGAAATTATAAAAGTAAAATCAGTCAATAGAACATCATCAGGGATTTCAAGATACTTTGATTTGATTGATTCAACAGGAAAATATTCAAGCACAAACATTTATGGTAATGATGGTGTAATTTATAAAGAGGATAAAGAAGACGTTACAAGTTTTAATTTTACAACAAGAACTGATGTTGAAGGTATTGTTGAAAACACAGTCACTCCATTATTGCAAAACACAAATATTAATAACTTTTATCTAAGCAAATTCGCAAAAATAGTTACAGGTGATATTGGTGCAACGTGGGTGCAAAGTAATAAGTCAACCAATAATTCAAATGGTTACTTTAAAAATATTAACAATGATGCTTTGATGCTTGGCACGTTTACAGGAAGTTCGCTAAGATATGTCACCCCAGGAACACTTTTAAAATTTAGTGCTCCAACAGGAAAACATTTTATGGCAAACAATGGTTACGAACTTATGAGCGGAACAGCAGATCATCCTGGTTCAGTAACTTACAAGTGGGCAAAAGTTGTAAGCATTGCAACAGATGGAACCACAGTTACTAATGGCATTGGACCTGTTGTGTTAAATGATATTATTCCTTCAGATGCAATACTTACTGAGGTAAGGCCTAAACTAGCAAATGGTTTAGAAACCGCAGTAAAAAGTCAAGTTATAGACCAAATATTTGCTTTTAATACTTTTGGTTTACGTTTTGATGTAACTACTGAAAGTTGGAAAGTAATTAAACAGGAAAATTTAAAAACATCTGGAGCATTTAGCCAAGGGCAAACAGGTGATGAATCACAACAATCATTAGACAGTAGTTGGTTATTGCTTTTCCAAACAGACGGTGTTAATTATACACTGACATACAGAACAACTAGATACGTGTTTGAAAGTGATAAAGAAATTAAATTTTACTATGATTCAACAGATAAAATTTATGACAGTAGAACAGGAAAACTTATCAAAGACAAAATTAACATTTTATCTATAAATCAAAAACCAGATTCACTTACATCTTTTACAACTGACTTTTTATGGCAAGTCAGTAAAGAATACAGAGACTCAGACAACTATGTAAACAGCAAAAAAGTTGAAGTCACATTTTTTGATAATGACAGTGATGGAGTAGTTGATAATCCAGATATTTTTGAAGAATATGTAGATACAAATACTAATTCAATTAACAAATGGGTGTTTATGAAAAAACAAAGCACCACAGATCAAAGTGAAATATATGTTTACACATCAAGTGGTAACATTACTGTAAAACAAAATGAAGGTGCAATAGGCACACGTAGTTCATATGCTGACGGAACAATATTTTATCTTGTAGACGAAAATGTATTTAAAGTTTTAAATTCAACTACATTGGCACTTTCTTTATCAACAGACTATAAAGCATATAGAGGACGTGAAAATATCAAGTTCCAATATGTGCATAGTGCTGATGATTCAAATAGAATTGATCCAAGTAGCACAAATATAATTGATACATATATTTTAACTAAAAATTATGATACAAAATTTAGAAGATACATAGCAGGAACTTTAGCAACTAAACCTTTAGCACCAAGTACAGACGAATTGTTTACAAGTTATGGAGCAAACATTAATAAAATAAAATCTATCAGTGATGAAGTAATTTACCATCCTGTAAAATATAAAGTGTTATTTGGAGATAAAGCAGATTTAAGTTTACAAGCAAAATTTAAAATAGTTAAAAACACAGAAGTGGTTGTAAATGATAACGATTTAAAAGTAAAAGTAATCCAAGCAATAAACCAATTCTTTGCATTGGACAACTGGGACTTTGGAGATAAATTTAGTTTCACCGAGATGGCTACTTATGTTATGAATCAAACTGCACCAAACTTATTAACATTTGTAATAGTACCAGTTGAAGCAAATAAATCATTTGGTAGTTTGTACGAAATTAATTCTGAGTCTGATGAGATATTCATAAGTGGTGCAACTGTTGATAATGTTGAAATCATTGACAACATCACTGCTACTAGATTGAAGTCTGAGGGTCAAGTAGTAACATCAACTTCGACCTCAACAGGCGGTGTTTCAAGTAGTGCTTTCACTAGTACGTCTTCATCCACTACTAATACTTCTTCTGGTACAACAACTTATAGTAACAGTGGTTCAAGCGGTAGTGGCGGAAGCGGTTCTAGTGGGAGCGGTTACTAATGGCATACGATAATAATCAAAACGAAAATCCATTACCAACTGGCAAACAAGACGAAACTAGAAAAGCCAGTAAGTTCTTACCTAGGTATTTCAGATCAGTAGCAAATGAAAAATTTGTTAGTTCTACATTAGATCAATTAATAAGTTCGGGTACAGTTGAAAAAATTAATGGATACATTGGTAGAAGAGATGCTAAAGCATACAAGTCTACAGATAGTTACATAAATGATATCAGTGACCTTAGACAAAATTATCAATTAGAACCAGCAGTAGTAATTGATGATAATATTGGAAACACCAAGTTTTACAAAGACTATCAAGACTTTGTAAACCAAACAAAAGTCTTTGGCGGTAACACAAATGATCATAGTAAATTAAATTCTCAAGAATACTATGCATGGGATCCTCATGTTGATTGGGATAAGTTTTCTAATTATAGAGAATACTACTGGTTACCAGAAGGACCACAAACACTTACAGTCTTAGGACAAGCAAAAGGAATAACAAGTACATATAAAGTAACTGTTGCTGATCAAGGCGACAACATGGCTTTTATTTTTACTCCTGATGGTAAGACAGCAAATCCTACCTTAAAATTATATAAAGGACAGACATATAGATTTGTTATAGATACACCAGGACATCCTATTGCTTTTGCAACAAATAGAGTGTTTACTCCTGGAGCGGCTATTGTAACTGAAACAGTAGAAGGTATATTAAAGCCAGGAAAATATGATAGTAAGATTTATGATAGTGCAAACTTTGACCAAGATGGATTTTTAGTACAACCAGTTGCCGGAGGCATAGAAGGATTTGAACCAGGTAAAAATATTAGCACACTTTATAATAAAGGCGTAACAACATCTGATGGTGTAGTCTACGTTGAGAAGGGTGTATTAGAATTTACTATTCCAGATGATGCACCAGCAAAATTATTTTATATCAGTAAAAATGATGTAAACACTTCTGGTAGTGCAAATATTTACAATATTGAAGAAAACACTGCTATTGATGTAGACGCAGAAATAGTTGGCAAACAAACATATACTACAGAATCCGGCGTTGCATTTACTAATGGTATGAAAATTAGATTTGCAGGAGAAGTTACTCCAGCAACTTATTCAAACAAAGAATACTATGTAGAAGGTGTTGGCGAGGAAATAAGATTAGTTGACGAAATAGATTTAGAAATTCCAAGCACTGCAACAGAGTCCAAGCAAGTTCCTTTTGATACTGAAGCATTTGATAGATTACCATTTAGTAATGCTAACAATTATCCTACTGTCAAAGAGTACATTGTGTTTAACAGAGCATCACCAGATAGAAACCAGTGGGCAAGATTTAATAGATGGTTCCATAAAGATGTAATCAGTAAAATTGCAACTGCAACAGGAACACCAGAAATTTTAGATCAAAGTGCAAGAGCAACTAGACCAATTATAGAATTTGAGGCAGGGGTAAAACTTTGGAATTTTGGAACAAAAGCAAAAGCAAATGTTGACCTTGTTGACGATAAGACAACAGATGTAATGAGTACTATTGAAGGTTCAGTAGGATACAATGTAGACGGAATTGATTTAGTAGAAGGTATGAGAGTACTTTTTACTGCTGACAATGATACTTTTGTAAAAGATAAAATATTTAAAGTTAAATTTTTAAGACACCGTAATGAAACATTTATTAATTTAAAAGAGGAAACAGACGCAACACCACTTGCAAATGAAACAGTGTTATCATCTAATGGTACAGCCTATAAAGGTAAGATGTTTTGGTATAATGGAACAACATGGATATTAGGACAAGACAAAACTTCTACAAATTTTGCACCTACGTTCGATCTGTTTGATGAGACAGGAAATAGTTTTACAACATACACTAATACAACATTTACAGGTACAAAATTATTTTCCTACAAAGTTGGTACAGGAACAGCAGACACTGAATTAGGTTTTGCGTTATCATATCAGAACGTACAAAACACAGGTGATATTGTTTTTAACTTTAATTTACTTAATGACAGTTTTACATACAACATGGCAGGGGTAACAACAACTGTAAAAACAGATACAAGTGTTTTAAGAAAATACACAGACAGGACAACGTATTCAAGTGTAACTGGTTGGAAGAAAGCAGATACTTTAAGTAGCCAGGACGTAGTAAGACAATATGATACAACAGTTCAAAGCAATGATTTTGCAATTGATGTATATGACTTTAGTGGTGACTTAAATTCTTTGACAGCAAAAGTTTATGTAAACAACCAAAGAAAAACAGAACTTACAGATTATCAGATTAATAGAATAAACAGAGTTGCATACATCACCTTTACAACTAAACTTACTAATGGTGACAAACTAGTAATTAAAACAACTAGTGAAGCAAATAAAAATGCAAATGGATATTACGAATTTCCTAGTAACTTAGAAAGCAATCCACAGAATGCAAACCTAAATGAATTTACATTAGGCGAAGTAAATGACCATGTTCAATCAATTGTAGATAATGTTCCAGGATTTTCGGGAACTAATCCGGGTACAAACAATCTAAGGGATCTAGGATTATCCAGCAAGTACGGTACAAAATTTTTACAACATTCGGGTCCAATGAATATTGCATTGTACCATATGACTGATAAAGATGCTAACATTATAAAAGCATTGAAATATGTAAAAAGAGAATATTCAAAATTTAAAAGAAACTTTGTAAAAACTGCGGAGGATTTAGGATATGAAGGTCCTGCAAAAGTTCATGTAGATAAAATCCTTGCTAAAATGCATAGCGAAAATACTAAAGATAATCCTTTTTACTTTAGTGATATGGTTGGAGCATCAGATACAACTAAAAAAGAATACACAGTAGTTGACGCAGATAATCAATATTATGCAATAAGTTTTGTGCATGACTTAACGTCAGTAAGTAATAAAGCAGTTTACGTTTATCTAAATGGTACGCAATTAGTACATGGCACTGATTACACATTTACTACACAAGGATTTGTACAAATTACAGCAACACTTGCCTTGAAAGACACTATAGAAATCTTTGAATACAATACTACAGACGGTTGCTTTATTCCGCAAACACCTAGTAAGTTAGGCTTGTATCCTGCATACGAACCTTGTAAGTATAATGACAACACATACCAGACAGCGGTAGACGTAATACAAGGACACGATGGAAGTATTACAAAAGCATATGGTGACTTTAGAGATGATGTATTATTAGAACTAGAAAAAAGAATTTATAATAATATCAAAGTTCCATATAATAAAGATATTGTAGATATCCATACTTTTGTTGGATCATTTGATCGTAACACAGGATTTACAAAACAAAGTATTGATGAAGGTATGATGGCTGAATTTATTCAATGGTTAGAAATTGTTGGTAGCCTAGATTATACAACCAATGAATTTTACAGCAATCCAAATTCTTTCACTTGGAACTATGGTGCAATGACAAATGCAGATGGACAAAAGTTGCCAGGCTTTTGGAGAGCAGTTTACAATCAATGGTTAGATACAGATCGTCCACATACACATCCTTGGGAAGTTTTAGGTTATGCTAACAAACCAAGTTGGTGGGAAACAACTTACGGACCGGCACCTTATACAAATGAGAATAGAATACTTTGGGACGATTTAACAGAAGGTAGGGTACGTGAACCAAACAAAACTATTGTATATAGAAATAACTACAAAAGAAAAGATCTAAACAATAATATTCCTGTAGACAGCCAAGGTAATTTATTAAGTCCACTAGATTGTGGATATGCACAAAACGTTGTTGTGCCTTTGACAAGTAATAATTTTGTATTTGGAGATCAAGCACCAACTGAAAGTGCTTGGAGGAAAAGTTCTGATTATCCTTTTGCTTTAATGATTGCTTGGTGTTTAAATCAACCTACAAAAATTATAGGATTAGGATTTGACAGATCTCGTACAAAACGTAATAGTGCAAATGAATTAGTTTACAGCGAAACAAACAAACGAATTGCATTAAGTGATATTGTTTGGCCAAACACTGCAACCGATACAACGAGAAGTCAAACAGCAGGATTTGTTAACTATATATTTGATTATCTGTATGGAAGTATTACAACTACTATACAGGACTACAAAGACAACATTGCAAACTTACAAAACAAATTAGGTTGTAAATTAGGAGGCTTTACACAAAAAGATAAATTTAAACTTATATTAGATAGTAGAACTCCAACCAATGAAGGAAATGTTTTTATTCCAGAGGAAAATTACAAAGTAATATTTAATACAAGTTCGCCGATAGATGCAGTAAGTTACAGCGGAATAATAGTTGAAAAAGCAAAAGGTGGATATATTATCAAAGGTTATGATAATACAATGCCATCATTTAAATATTTTAAACATATAGAAGTTGCAAAAGATCCTGCCATTACAGTAGGAGCAGTCAGCGAAAACTTTGTAACTTTTCAAGCAGGCCAAACATATACAGCAGGAAATATTGCACAGGTAGGACAAGCATTTTACAGAGCAAATGTAACTCATGTTGCTGAAAGTTTTATAGAAGATAACTGGACACCGTTACCACAGTTGCCAAGTACTGGTGGACGTACTGCTATATTTAGATCACTGTTTGAAACAACAGTTAGCAAATTAGGTTATGGAACTACCTTACTTACAATTCAAGATGTTGTAGACTTTTTACTTGGATATGGAAAATATCAAGAATCAATAGGTTTTACTTTTAACAGTTTCAATAGAACCCTAGAACAGGTTGAAAATTGGGACCTAACTACAAGAGAATTTTTATTCTGGACAACACAAAATTGGCAAGAAGGTGCTTTAATTACATTAAGTCCTTCAGCACAAGAACTTAATTTTAAAAGAGAATATGCAGTTGTAGATGACATATTTGATCCATTCTACGATTACAGTTTGTTAAAAGCAGATGGTAAAAAACTTAAAAGAAACTTTAGCACAACAAAAAGAGATAGTTTAAATGAATTTGGACTGATAGTAAAAAATAGTGCTGATGGAATATATCATCTTAAATTACCTTTAGTACAAAGAGAACACGTATTAATTATTGATAACAAGACAGTGTTCAATGATATAATTTATGATATTACTCCTGGATATAGACAAGAAAGAATTAGAGCCCTTGGTTACAGAACAGAAAAATGGACAGGTGGTTTAAACATTCCTGGCTTCATATATGACAGTGCAACTTGTACAGAATGGGAACCATGGAAGGATTATGCAATAGGAGATATTGTACAAAACAAAACCTTCTATTATGTTGCAAATAAAAAAATACCTGGAAAAGAAATATTTGAAGATCAAGATTGGAACGTGCTACCTAAAAAACCTGAAAGCAGTCTTATTCCTAACTTTGAATATAAGACTAATCAGTTTGCAGACTTTTATGATTTAGAAACAGATAATTTTGACAGCGAACAACAAAGACTTGCACAGCATTTAATTGGATATCAAAAAAGGCAGTATATTGAAAACATCATAAATGATGATGTGTCACAGTACAAGTTTTATCAAGGAATGATCCAAGATAAAGGAACTAGCAATGCTTTAACAAAAATGTTTGATGCATTAGGCAGTGCAAATAAAGACAGTTTAGAGTTTCATGAAGAATGGGCAATTAAACGTGGACAATATGGGGCTTCAGAAGGATTCGAAGAAGTTGAATTTGTATTAGATGAAAGTCAATTTAAATTAAGTCCACAACCGGTTGAATTAGTAAATTCAATAGATCCTAGTGTTACTGATTTGATAATAAGACAAGTTCCGTCAGATGTATATCTAAAACCACAAGGATATAATCATCAACCTTTCCCCACAAAATATTTTAGTGAAGGATATATTAAGACAGCGGGTTACGTCAATGAAGACGATGTTAATTTTAAAGTAACCAACTATGATGATATACTAGGACTTGATCCTGCAAATGTAAAAGTAAACAGTTACGTTTGGGTAGGAATAGATAAAACATCTTGGAATGTGTACAAGTACATTAGAACTGATTTGAGGGTATTAGAACTTTCAACAGATACAAATGGACTTACAAGTATAAAATGTGTCACTGCTCCTAATGTTTCTAAAGATGAAATAGTTGGAATAGGAAACGTTACAGGACAAGAAAAATTTTATAAAGTTGAAAGTGTATCATTAGATACCATCAAAGCAAAAGCAACTACTCCGCCAACAGGAGACGTGTCAAATGCATTAGGTTATCTTACAAAATTTGAACTAGCAAGATTACCTAACTTGGTAAAAGCAAACGAATTTGTAGGTGCTAGAGATATTGAAATAGGTTCAACAGTATGGATTGATGATGACGATTCAAGTAGATGGATTGTATTAAAAAATACTGGAGGATATACTCTAAAGCAAAATATTTACAATGACACTACCAACTATCTACAAAGTACAGAATTAAATTTTGCTTCCAATGTTCATGCAGATCTAAACAACCAAACACTTGCAGTTGGTTCGCCTGATATAAACGGTAGGGGTAAAGTACACGTTTACTTTAGAGGCAGTGAGAACGTAGACCATCAAATAACTCAAACAATTATAGAACCTGAATTTTTTGCAGACAGCAACAGTGGGTTTGGATCAAGTGTGCATTTAAGTGAAGACGGAGAATACTTAATGGTAGGTGCACCGTTTGCCTCTAATGTAAGACATCAGTTTAAAGGACAGTTTACTGGTGCTTCAACTTATGCAAAAGGTGACATTGTAAAATGGCAAGAGCAGTTATGGAAAGCAACTGCAATTATTTTACCTAAAGATGACAGCATTGATTATAACTCATTTAGATCCTCTGCACAAGGACATCAAGCAATCAAAGATGCCAACTCAGCAGGAACATACATAGACATAAAACACATTGTTACAGGAAATTATGGATTGACTGGTGCATCAACAGATCATATTTTAATCAGAGCACCTAAGAATCAATATAGGGGAACACAGATAGGCGATGTGTTGCACACTAAATGGAATAGATTAACAACTAGATTCCCAAGTGGTAAAGATCCTTTTAACAACGATTCAACTTTAACATCATCTTTCTTTACTGGTACTCATACTATAAATGAAAAAGTTGATCAAATAATAATTGTGCCAAGTACACAGGCAGGAGTAACTATTGGTGATATAATTGAATCCGATACAGCAAGAGGTAAAGTTGCTTATACATTTACAAACGCAGATAACGAATCAGTAATTTATGTCAACGATCTAAATGGTACTTTTGCTACAACAGGAAATTTATATTATGGTACTATACTAATTGGTGCTTACAATTTACCTATTGTAGAAAATCATGCTTACTATGAAGGTTGGTGGAAAGTACAAATAGGGTCAACTATTACTCCAACAACCACTGAAGAAACTTATTATGGTTTAGTAATTACAGATATAATAAAATTAAATGAATCAAGAACGCCTGATATCTACACAAATATATTAGATAATAGAGCCGTTGATGTTGCAACAGCAAACACAAAGAGTAGCCAAATAGAAACTGTGAGTCACACAGATGTAAGCGGTGCCGTTGTTGACAACAGAGTGTTTGTAAGATCAAGTAAAGCATTTAGTGATAGCATTAATGTAAGTGATAAATTTAATGTATGGTTGAACAGCATACCTTTAAGCAACGGTACAATACAAAATCCAAGTGCTATTGGTATAGATTGGTCAACATTGAACTTTACAGAATTCACAGTTGCTGATAAATGGGACGGATTCTTAAAAATATTCTTTACTAACTTTGATACAGTTGGAAGTAATAATCCTAGTGATTCTAATTACAATCCTAACTATGGTAATCCTTTTGTACCAGTAGTTGGTGATACTATTAGAGGAAAGGTGACAGGCACAACTGCAACTGTGGCATACGTGAAAAAAGACAGTATTAGTGAAGCACGAGTTTACTTTAAAAACAAAAGTGGCGATTTTAAAATTGGGTCAACACAAAATGACACAGAGATTGTTGAAATTACAACATATACTCCATTAGGCGGAGGTGCTGATCAAATACTTGACATGGGAAGTATTTTAGAAAGACACGCCGATAACGCCAATGCAGGAAAATTACTTGTATTTGATTATGGATCTAATATAACTCCACAGTCAACTGACAAATTATTTGATTTAGAATATTGGTTATACAAACAAAAAATTATTCAAGGTATTGCTAGTGATTCAAATCCACCTACTGATGTTAATAATGAATGGCAAAGGGTATATAACATTCCTATTGTTCCTCAATCTACTTTTACAGGAAAAAACAAAGAAGGTTATTATAGTATCTATAAGAAAAATGCAAGTGGTTTTTATAGATTACTAAACGGATTTGCTATACCAGATACTGATAACTTTAAACATCTAGGGCATAAAATTAAAATTGTTAAAAGCACAACTGGTTACACAGCAATTATAACTGAAAAAGGTAACAACACATTCAGCGAACCAGGAAGGATACATTTCATAGATAATCCTGCTGGAACTGATGAATGGAGATTAGGTGCAGACATTAATTATAAAGGTGCATGGAATCCTAACTATTCTTACTATACAGGAAATTTTGTAATTTGGAATAATAACTTATATAAAGCAAATACTAACATTGTTCCAAGCGGTTTTGATCCAAGTTTATGGACATTACAAACAGAAGAAATAGATCTTGTAGGATATGTTCCAAACGATAGTGGCTTTACTATTGCTGGTGGTGACAGTGCGATAGGTACTAATAATTTAATAAGTTTCGGTAACGAAATAAGTGTTAGCAATACAGGTGATGTGTTAGCAACGACATTAAAATATGGTGACCAACTTGATAGTTCATTATCATCTCCTAAGATTGCAATTTACAGATTGAATCAAGGTAGATACCAATATGATCAATTAATTAATGCTGAATACAATGACGAACAATTTGCATCTTCAGTTGCTGTAAGCAATGACGGAAAACTTATTGCCGTAGGTGCACCATATAACAGTGTTACAATTAACAATGGTGGTTGTGTTTACATTTATAAAAGCACAAACGGAACATTTACTTTAAATCAAACAATAAGAGGTCCTGGAGATTTAATTAATGAAAGATTCGGAGCCAAGGTTGAATTTGATGGAAATAGATTAGTTGTAAATTCAAGCGGAGGTGATATTTTAGATGTTACTACTTTTGATGGTGAGAAGGTAGGCAATGCGGCTCCACAAACAACATTTGATAATAACTTAACTAATTTTACTACACAATATTCAAATACAGGAGAAACACTTGTATATGAAAGAATCAATGACACATTAATATTTGGTCAATCATTAAACTTTGATAATTTAGATCTTGATTCAACTATTACTGGGAAGAATGTTTTGTTCTTTGGAGAAAACTTACATATCCAGAACAATCACATTTATATTGGATTACCTAAACTAAAAAACCCTGATGCGTCAGTTCAAGGCAGAGTTTTAGACTATAGATTGCCTGCTACTTCAAACATATGGACAAGACATAGAGTTGCAACTGATCAGGTGGACCTGAATAAATTAAAAGGTGCATTCTTATATAACACAAGAAGTAAACAGTTTATTACGTACTTAGATTACATTGATCCAATACAAGGTAAAATTGCTGGTCCGGCCGAACAAGAATTATATTATAAAGTAGATTATGATCCTGCAACCTATACAAACGGTAGTGCAGGCCACGTTGACACAACAAATTATGATTCAGATAATTTAGTTGGAAAACTTTGGTGGGACATAGGAGCAGTCAAATTCTTAGATCCTTACTCAGGTGGGATTATTAATGTGTCAAATAGATTCAACAAAAAATTCGAAGGCACATCAGTAGATATCTACGAATGGGTGGAAAGCACATTACTACCAAGTGAATGGGACGCACAAACTGATACTGAATCTGCTCTAGCACAAGGTATAAGTGGTACAAGTAAGTATGGTGATAACGCATATTCAATCAAAAGAGTTTATAATAGAAATACAGGTACGTTTACAAATTTCTACTATTATTGGGTAAAAAATAAGAAAACTACACCAGACATAGACAGCAGAAGCATAAGTGCATTTGATGTACAACAATTTATTGAAGCACCAGAAAAACAAGGTTACAAATTTGTAAACCTATTAGGAAACAATAAATTTTCTATACACAACTGTGAAAGTTTGATTGAAGAAAAAGACGTTGCAATAAACTTTAGATATTGGACAATTGATAATCAGAATATTAATATACACAATCAATATCAACTGTTAACGGACAATTATGCTTCAAGCAAACCTAACAAGGACATTGAACGTAAGTGGTTTGATAGTTTAATAGGGTTTGATGAACAGGAAAGAATAGTTCCAGATCCAAATGCAAGTCCAAAAGAAAAATATGGTATATTAAATGTTCCAAGACAAGGAATGTTTGTCAACAGAGTAGAAGCAGTCAAACAGGTAATGGAACGTGTCAATAGAAAATTAAAAGAAAAGGTCATGGTTGATGACTTTGACTTGACACCATTGAGTCAGTATGATATTGCTCCAGCGACAGTAGAAGGAGTATATGACAAAACAGTAAACACTTATGCCGAACTATTACTAGTAAATGTTACTAAAAAGGAACAAGCAGTTTTAAATCCAATAATTGTAAATGGTAGAATTACTGATGTTCTTGTTGACACTGGTGGCAGAGGATATGGTGTTGCTCCTAGAGTTAAAATTGTAGATTCGCAAGGTAGTGGTGCAGAAGTAAAATTAACTATTAATGCTATTGGCTCTGTAACAGGTGCTACGGTAACTAACCAAGGAAATGGTTACAGTGATGCAACAACTTTAACAGTTAGAAAGTATTCTGTGCTTGTATCAGCAGACGAAAATTACAATAATAGATGGTCAGTATATGAATACGTAGGTGGAACTTATCCTTGGAATAAAACAAAAGGACAAAAATTTGATGTTAGACCTTTTTGGAATTATGATGATTGGTATGCAACTGGTTACAATGAACTAACAGGAATAGATCATACAATAGATCAAAGTTATCAACTTGGTGCATTAGACGATGCATTAGGTGACATAGTAAAAATTAATACTGTAGGTACTGGTGGTTGGCTTCTATTAAAGAAAAAAGATAGTCAATCTACAAGTGATTACACTATAAATTATGATACTATTGGTAGACAAAATGCAACAATACAATTTACAAATTCTTTATACGACTATGCTAACAGTGAAGTAGGATTTGACGGTATAAGTTATGATGAAAA